TGGCCATGGACGACACCTCCTATGACGAATTTAACAACGGCGCAGTGCTGGATGATGGCACGGTGGTAAGCTCCCAGTCGCTCGGTGATGGCGTCTACGACGTGGTGAGCTGGACCGGGACGGGCGATGTGAACAACTCAGGGACTCTCACTATCTCCGGCGGCATCGGCACCCCTGCAGGGATCATCTTCACGGTGAAAACAACCACCACCGAAACCCGCAGCTACCAGATCTCCAAAATTACGCCGACCGATGACGGGGCCTATGCGATCGAGGCCATTCACATGCCAACTGATGCCAGCGGTCGAATGCTGGCGGTAGCAGACTGGGATAGCGCTGCAGCGTGGGTGATCCAGCGATGACAGTTCAATTCCCAGCGATTCAACCCACCGCTCACGAGTTTGGTGAGCCCAGCTGGCCGGTGACAGAGCGGCGAGCGCAAAGCGGTGTTCGATCGATTCGGCAGTGGGGCGACAAGGCAAGCGATGCGCCGATGACGCTGACGTTCGACAACATCACCCAGGCGGCCTATGCGTTAATCAAGGCAGCGCACGACGCCGCAAATGGACCCGTTGATGACGTGGCGTTCCCCACGATCGTTGGCAAGAATCTCGATGACGTGGATCTGTTCAACCCTGGCCCTGGGTTGCGGTGGTTCTTTGTCGCACCACCTGAAGGCAGCCGGGTAAAAGGCGGCAAGCGAATCAGCTGCCGCTGCACATTCAGGGCCGAGCTTAGGCTGTAGGTAGCGGTCGGGTATTGAGATGAGCATTGCCAATAGCGTTCACGGCGAAGTGCGATTCCAAGGCATCAAGGTGGCCAAGGTTCGAGGCATCGATTACCAGGTGCAGAAGGTGACGCTGGAAACCGGCGGCATTGGTGAAGTGGATGACGAGTATTGCTACGGCAAGCGCCGCACCAGCGGCTCAGCGACCTTGCTTTACAAGACCGACGACCCGGCCACCGTTGCGCTGATGGATCGGATCTTTGATGACGGCGAGCAGGTGGACGATCTGCAGATGATCATTCACCGCGGCGCTGGCAAATCAATCTCAGGCCCGGCGCTAATCGGCACGCTCGGCATTACAACAAGCGTGGGGGACAACACCCAAGTGAGTATCAGCTTCGTGATTAACGGCAAGTCAAGCCGTACGCTCTAATGGCAGTTCTCGGCCAGTTCGGGATTGTTGAGCTGAGCCGCGAGTGGCCGGCCCCCACGGCATTGGCTGATGAGCGGCTGCAACGCGGCGCAACGCCATCACTGGACCTGAGCGACCTGGCATTCCAATCAGGCGACGAAGTGCTGCTGGTGAGCCTGCGAGGCGTGCCGCTCGGCATCGGCACCAGTGGCGCGGCGCCGTGCCCTGACGGCCATGCGTTCTGGACTGGCGGCGCTACAGCCGTAGGGCCGGCCCTGGCGGCGAGGACTGCCGGCGGTGGGTTCTGGAGCGCCGATCCGTCGCTGCCGTTCTGGGAGAGCACCACCACCACCGGCTTCCAGCAGACCGCCACGGCCTACATCCACCGCGATGAGATGGATGATGTGCGGTTTTATTCCACCGAGCTCAACGCAATCAACGGCGGCAACACCGGCCTAATCCCGCTGCGCAATGTCTCGCCAGGGCCGATGCTGATCCTGCCGGCATCGGCGGCCGCCGGCTACTCGGCCGCAGCGCTGACCCTGCTCCAGTCAATCGCTGACATTGACATCCAAGACGGCGAGCAGCCAGCCGAAAACCTAACGCCGGTGCCCGAGATCCTGACCGACACCGCTGCAGACGTAGCGCAGCGGGGCTGGCTAAAGCAGTGCGACCTGACAAGCTGGGTGTTCGAAATGGACGCCAGCACGCTTGACGAGGGAGCAATCAGCGAGGCGTTTGGTGAGAGCGCTAAAGGCATCGTGCGCGGCGCCGGATCATTTGATGGCGAGATCGATCACAGCTACGTCAGCGGCGAGCAGAGCGGCCTAGGGATGCTCCGGCTAATGATGCTGACCCAGCAGGGCAGCAAGGCCCGGGCGCGCTTCCAGCTGGTGGAGCAACGCAGCGCAAACCTGCCGCTGGTATCTGAGCGAGTGTTCTATGAGACCGACATCCTGCTGGGGAAAACAACAGTCAACGCCAGCGCAACGGACGTGATCACAATGAGCGCGCAATTTATTGCCACCGGCCGCATCCGCCTAGCGAAGCAAGATTGATTGCGTCCATAGCCTAAAGTTAGGAATCGAGTCGGCCCGAACAGATGAACGAGCTGCAGCGAGCAGGGGAGAGTGGGGCGCTGGATGTAGCAGCTAGCCAGGCGGCGGCGAAAAGCCAGATCGCCACGATGCTGGACATGCTGCGCCAGCTGGGTGGCAACCCCTCGGTGGTATCCGGCACTGGTGGATCTGCCGATCCTCTCAACGCACCGTTCACCCTCTACGTTGACCCGTACATCGGCTCAGATCGCTTTGTGGGCGGTGCCTATAACTCGACTGAAGCTACTGGCACGGACGAACAAATCATTGCGCAGAAACTGAAGCGCATCGAGCTGCAGCGACTGGAGTGCGGCTACACGCCTAGCCGGCCGTTCAGGACAATCAACCGCGCTGTAATTGAAGCAGCGATCATCACCAGCAAAAATTGGTACACCTACAACGACCCACGCGCTCACGTTGATTGCGTGACGATCGTGCTCAGCGGTGGTGTGCACATCGTCTACAGCGATCCCGGCAGCAGTTCTACCAGCCTGGCGAGTTGGGGCACATTAAAAGATCCGACGATCGCTGAACTGATCGCATTCAACCCCACCACTGGCGGCGTGCTGCTGCCTCGCGGCTGCTCAATGCACGGGCAGGATCTGCGCAAAACGAGCGTTCGTCCCAACTGGGTGCCGGCGGTAGTGGATGAGCTGGCGGACTACAGCAACCGCCGGGCGATTTTTAAGGTGTCGGGGACAGGGTTCTTCTTCAACGCCACCACGATGGACAAGATCGGCCACACCGAATCTGTCCACCTCCTCGATACCTTCCACCCGGCCAGCCAGGCCGAGTTGAACGCCTTCTACTTGAAAATCCAGTCCAGTGTCGGCACCGGCGCGGACCTTGCTACGGCGCTGCTTGCGGCCAGGCCCAGCGAGTATCAGATTGTTGGCCCGATTGATCAGTCCCTGGCGCCCACCAGCGCCTGGGATACAACCACTGGCGCGAGTCCCTACATCTTCAACTGGAGCACCCGCTCTGAGTATGGAATGGGCGGCGCATTCTGGGACGGCGCCAAGATCGCCGGCCTTAAGAGCATGGTGTGCGCCAACTTCACCGGCACCCAGCAGCAGAAAGATATGCGCTGCTGGCAGGTTTATGAAAGCGGCGCCTGGGTGACGTTGCCGAACACGCCCGAGGGCTACCAGCAGTACATCGACACCGCTCCTGACAACCTGCGGCGCAACCCGGCACGCCAGAGCCGGCACATCAGCGCAATTAATGACGCCTATATCCAAAAGGTGTCAATCTTTGGTATCGGCCAGTCTGAAGTCACGATGGTTGACTCGGGCGGCGAAATTACTGACAACGGAGGCAACAGTACATTCGGCGGCAGCTCTGCACTGGCCAAGGGTTACAAGGGATTCGCATTTGGCAAAGACAAAAACTGGACCGTAGGCAATGTGCGGGTGCCGCTAAACCTTAGTGAAAAGACCGGCAACATACGCCGCATCGATATTGGTGTGATTTCAGCTATTAGCGGAAGCGCTATCACGCTGACCAGCGGCTTGGCGTTTGATTCTAATTCACCGGCGACCCCAAGTATTTTGCGATCGCTGGGATACAGCTTTGCCAGCGGCACCAGGATTTGGATTGACAACCAAGCCGGTGATGACTGGCGCGCCACGCTTAGCGCTAACGCCTGGAGTAGCTCCACCCCGGCATCAATCGGCATCACAGCGGCGCCGCTGCAATCGGGCACTGATGCAGCTGCCGGTAGTGCTGTTATTGGCCGTCGCGTTTATCTGCGCCGGGTGGTGGATACCAGGTCGGTGGCTGAGCGCCGTGTGTCGCTGCTGCTAAACAACACAGCTAGCGCCAGGCTGCCGCAGCGAAATGCAGTATTGCAGACTGACCCAACTCGCAGCGGCGGTGGCATCAGCCGTGCGCTAGCAGTTGGAGGCGAAGAGGTACTAATTGTCACCAACGTAGGCACAGGCACCACACCTGGTTCTGGAGTACTGAAGACATCTGAGCTAACCATCAGGCGCGGCGCTGCATCCAATACCTACGCCAGCGGCACCTACTACCGCCAGGGAACCATTGTCAAACACGCCGGCAAGCACTGGCAGGCAAAACAGACATTCGTCAGCTCTGGCGCGTCGCCTGACCCCCTGTCATGGGGTGAGACGTTTGTTCATATGCCATCCGACTTCAACCCTGAGGATTCGGTAAGCCAAGAGGCGCCGATCATCACGCTCGACACCGACATCAGCGATGCGGACAACTCCACAACGCTAGGCATTAACTGGACTACAGAGTGGACTAATGCCGGGCCAACCCGCGACCAGTACCGCAGCTCCGCCGACTATCTGGGCTGCTATGCCTTCTTGCGGGCGCTGGGCTTTACCGATGCTGCAGCTCATGCCGCCCTGGTGCCTCAGGCAGCCGCTAACCGCCAGCGCGATCCAAGCAGCTCCGCTGCATTCCCCACGGCGCCAACGGGCGGCGCTGCTACGGGACTAGGCAACTGGGCGGTGGAATTTAGAAGGCCATCAACCCTAAGGCTCTACAATCATCAATGGGAATGGGCAGGCGCGGGTAACTACTCCAAGGCCATGCCTGCGGTGCAAGGCGATATGTCAGAGTTCAATAAATTTACCTATTACTTCACTAGCGCAGCTGGTGGGCGTGTAACGCCAAAAGGATCTAATGAAGATGGCTTTGAGGTAACGCCTAAAGGCCTAGAAGATATTGCAACTGGCGCGACAATTAGCCCTGAATCACTGGGCGGCCAGGGCATTGACGAAGCGCAACAAACTGATTTCCCCAATGGCATTCAGGTAGGCGGCGAGGCTGTTTTCCAGGACGTAATAATTAACGGAAACGCTGATTTTAGTTCTCAGTCACAAGGCCAAACCAATAAGCGCGGCCCATTGCAATTAGCTGGTGCGGAAGAAATGCGGTCGATTGCCGCGATTTCTGGCGCAACAGATGCTGAACGAGACGCAAGCATAAATCAAGATCCCAAGGTCGTAACTAGCAAAACCCTAAATTATTGGAAGATTGAAAACAGACTAATTTCTGCGCGACCTGGAGTTCAGTTTGTTTACATTGATCCGGTTAACGGTCGCAATATATCTGACATCAATGCGTTATTTAGCGCGCCACCTTTAACCCAGACCGGCAATGATAGCAGCGAAACTCGTGCTGCTGCTGCGGTGCGCAGCTTAAAGACAGCGGCAGGCTACGTTAATCAAGCATTTGGCCCTACCACTACAGTTGAGTTTCGGTGCGGGCCTGGTGTTTACCTAGACACTGGTACCATTACGTTTTCAACTATTACACGGATACGCGCATGGGATTTTTCGGCCAACAATTATCTCAATGATGATAAGGCAGGCGGCACTAGACCATTTATGGGGTCGTCGTCTAATGGTGCAACTTGGACACAAGATATTGCGTACTTCTTGAATCCAACTAATCACCCTGTATTCTTGACGCGGCCTGAAATAACTTTCCAGCGTACACCTGAAAATGCGATTTATAATGCTGTTCCGCTATTGCTTAAGTTTGAGCAATCTGGATCTGCAACTGGTGTAGTTTGGTGGGGGCCCATGCATACCATCACCAGCGCCGCAGTGCCTGATAGTTATTTTGTGGGGCGAGCAGCTGCAAGCACCTGGAGGCCTGCTGCCATCGCTGATTTTAGCAACTCTCTTAATC